AGGGTCAGCAAACCTTGAAGACCCTGGGTCGCGGGATGACTGTGTTCGCCGCCGTGACCGTAAAAGCCGCAAGTCGGGCCCTGGTCGGTCTGGGGCGCGTCGCTGTCCGAACGTTCCGAACGATGTGGCGAATCGGGAAGCGAACACTTCGAAGCTTGAAGACCGGGCTGGGCGGACTGGGACGGGCGGCTGGACTGGCTGGCGGCGCAATGCGAACCGCCGCGATGGGAATGCTTCCCCTGTCTTATGGGATGATGAAGGGCGTCAAGACCGCCGCCGCATTCGAAAAACAGATGTCGGCGGTTAGTTCGATTACACAAGCCAGTTCGTCGGACATGAAGAAGCTGGAAGCATTCGCGTCCGAAATGGGAATCAAGACCCAGTTTTCAGCGATGCAAGCCGGGCAAGGAATGGAATTCCTGGCAAGGGCTGGCGCGAAGCCCCAGCAAATCATCGACGCCCTTCGCGGGACGATGGCGGCGGCGGCGGCGGATGGGATGGATTTGGGCGAAGCGTCCGACATCGTCGCGAACATCGTCAAGGGCATGGGTCTTGAATGGAAGGAAGCCGCCCATGTCGCCGACGTTCTAGCCCTGACATCGGCGCGGACGAACACGAACATTTCGCAACTGGGCGAATCGTTCAAATACGGAATGGCCCAGGCGAAAATCATGGGGCTGTCGCTGGAAGAAACAGCGGCGATGTTCGGAAAGATTGCGGACGCCGGGAACAAAGCGTCCGTCGCCGGAACTGGCTTCACGAACATGCTAATCAAGATGTCGAAGCCTTCGAAAAAGACCCAGGAAGAACTGAACAAATGGGGCGTCGACCTGGACAGAATCGGAAAGGAAAGCGGGAACGTCGCCGTCGTCCTGGACGAATTCATGAAACGGCTTTCGAAAATCCCATCCGCGACGAAGCGGGCGAAGATGATGACGGAAATCTTCGGCATTCGCGGACAGCGGGCGTTCAACGCCCTGGGGATTGCCGGAAGTAAAGCAACGAACGACTTGATGACCCAGCTTCAAAACGCTTCGAATGTGACCGACAAATCCGGGAAAAAAATCGGGATGGCGGCGAAGATGGCACAGGACCGCTTGAACAACTTGTCGGGCGCGATGACCCTTCTGGGGTCTTCGGTTCAACAGGCTTCGATTGAACTGTTCAAGCCCCTTCTGGGCCCAGTCGCGGAATCGACGCGGAATTTCACCGACGCCCTGAACGAAGTCCTGTTCAATGTCAAAGCCCTTCGCGAAGATGGGCCCGCGACCTTGAAGCAATGGCAGGACGCCGCAAACAAAGCGGGAACCGGGTTGACGACAGCCCAGCAAATCGCCATCGGCTTCCGGGACGCCATCGACTGGCTGAAACAATCCTGGGACCGATTGACGACGGCGGTCGGGAACTTCGCCCAATGGTTGAACGAAAAGCTGGGCGGCGAAGGAACGCGGTCAATAACGTCGCTGATTACAAAGTTCATGGTCGTCGCTGGCATCCTGACCCCCATCCTGGGCGCGGTTGGTTTGTTTGCCTGGATATTGAAGGGGACCCTGGTCCCAGCGATTCAGGCGGTCGGGGTTGCGTTCAAGGTCGCCCTGGGTCCGGTCGGATGGATAATCGGGGGCATCATCCTTGCAATCATGGCGATGAAAAAAGAAAACGAAAGCCTGTTCGACGTCTTCGGTCGAATCTGGGGCGGGATGAAGGAAATCATCAACGCCGTTTGGATTCGGGTGAAGGCATTCATCGACGGCTTCGTCCAGGCATTCAAGCCAGCCCTTCAGACCATCGGGGAAATATTTCAGACGGTCTTCGACATCATCGGGGAAATCTTGTCCTGGTTCGTCGACGAAACATCGGACGCGACTGGTAAGGCTGGCGGGTTCTGGTCGACATTCGGAAAGGTCGTCGGGACTGTCCTGGGCGTCATCGCCGAAGCTGTGAAAATCATCATCGGGTTCGTCAAGAAAGTCATCGACGGAATCGGTGACATTATCAGCGGCGTTCTGGACCTTCTGGGGCTGGCGGCGGAAAAACAAGAACTGGTCAAGGCGGAATATATGCCGGTCGTGACCGAACTTGCCAGGGCGGGCTTCGCCCAGGCGGGTTATTGGCTGGGCGACTTGAAGACGATGGAAAAGCGAAGGAAACGAATGTGGGCCCATCGTGTCGCCGAACGAATGTCCCCCGACCAGTTGGCGAAGGTGTCAGCCGAAGACCGGGCAAAGATGGGCGAAGATTTCATCGCAATGATAAAACAAGCCTGGCGACAGAAAGAAGAAGCCGAATTGTCCCGGTATGAAGACAAGCCCATCGAAGTCAAGAATGTCCTGAAGGACGAACGGAAGCTTGAAGTGAAGAACACGTTCTGTGTTGACCGTCGAAAGATGGCGACCGCCGTGACCAGGCATCAAGTCGAAATCATGGAACGCAAGGGAACGAAGGTTGTCCCCTGGCAACGCCGGTCAAGTTACGAATTCGGCGTCATCGACTTGTCAGGCGCGGGAACGAAATCCGGAGGCTAGAAGATGTCTTTGTTCGGAAAACCCAGGGAATGGTTCCTGTATAATCTGGACACCGACGACAAGATTCAAGGTCAGTTCGTCGCGGAAGACGTGTCAGAAGAAATCGGCGCGGTCTGGGCGGAACGGTTCGCGTTGAATCGACAGGAATCAATTCTTCAATGGGTCCATGGCGAAGCCGACACGATTTCGTTCAAGGCCCGCCTGTTCATGACGTCCGAACTTCTTGGGAAGGAAAACGACCCAGTTCGACCGTTGACGATGTTGAAGTCATGGGTCCGACGCGATGAAAAGCTGGGGCGTCCCCCCATCCTGGCGTTCTGGATAGGCGACAGTCATCTGAAGATGGATGAATGTATCCTTGAAAAATTGTCTGGGATTTCCTATCAGCCGCCGACGTTCAGCGGCGGGCTTCGCGATGTCGAATTCACTGTGAACCTTCGTCGCTGGTATCAATACGACATTGAACTGGGCGGGACCCCAGGCGAATCGCGTTATCATCACGCCATCCGCCAGGAATATTATGAACTATTGACCCAGCGGGAATATGGCGACCCGTCGATGGGCGACATCATCCGGAAGCGACATCCGGAAAAGCCAGTCGTCCAGGTCGGCGACATCGTCAAGCTTCCCAGCGGGGCGGCGTTGCTTCGGGAAAAGGTGACCCAGACTTCAATCGCATTGAAGAACGCTTTCGGGCGAAAGGACAGCCCCCAGAAGACGCTTCGACAAAACGTCTTCGACAGGCGGAATGATTCCCAGTTGTCCTTCGTTGTTCAGGATTATGGTGAATAATGGCGGGCGAGATAAACAGCGGCGGGGCAATGGAAGCGGCGAAGAACACCGCCCCGCGATTCGTCCTTGAAGTCGAAGACCAGATGTTGAATGTCGGCGTGTCTTCGTTCATCGAACGGGTCGAATACGAAAGTTGCGAAGGTGCGATTGACGTCATGAAGGTGTCGGTTCTTGACCCCCAGGGAACGATTTCCGAATTGAAGTTGTTCCTTCCTGGGAATGAACTGTCTTTGTGGATTGGATACGGGCCGAACAATTCGGACCTGATTCATCTGGGACGGGCGGTCATCACCCATTCAATGGGGACATTCCCTGTCGATGGTATCCCGACGATTGACGTCACGGCTTACACCCGCGACCATTTCATGACTGAAGTCAGACCTGACCCGGACCCGCCGCCGAACGTCAAACCAAAGTCGGGCAAATCGAAAGAAAAGAAGGTGTCCTGGGGGAACATCGAACTGTCGACCGTCGTCGGCGCGATTGCGTCCGGGCTAGGGTTTGAACCCGACGTCGACGAAACACAAGCCCCAAAGGGAAGCGTTTATCAGCCGATGAAGATGTCGAATTTCGACTTCATCCGGGGACTGGCGAATCTGGTCGGTTATTATTTTTGGGTCGACGGCGACGCCGACGGGAAATGGCATCTTCATTTCAAGAACCCAGAATCACTTCTGTCCGAACAAGAAAAGTCTTACAAGTTTGTTTATAACCAGGGGGGTCGTTCGACTCTGTTGTCGTTCCAGCCCGAAATGGTTTTCAAAGGTCACTTCACAAAAATCCAGGCCCAGGCGAAAACGAAGACAGGGAAGACCATTCGGGCGACCTTCGTCGAAGAAAAGAAACACGACTGGTCAACGAAGCCGGTCGAACTGGACGAAGCGAACGAAGGCGAAATCGGGTCAGCCCAGCAAATAACTTTGTTCATCGGGGAATATTCATTCCAAGCATTGCACAAAGGCGAAATCCGCGACGAAGCGACCCTTCAAAAATGGGCGGAACAATGGTTCAAGCGACATCGCCAGGATTTCGTTCTGGGGAACGGGGAAGTCATCGGGGTCGAAGACCTTCGGGCGCGACAGCGTCACCACATCGAAGGTCTGGGAACCCTTTATGATGGCGAATGGGAATTCACGAAAGTTCGACACGTCTTCGACGCGGGGTCGGGTTATGTCTGCGAAATTGACGGAAGGAAGGTCATTGTCTAATGGCGGTCAAGTGGGAAAGATACCTGGCAATCGTCACCGATAACCAGGACGAAGAACAACGCGGTCGAATCAAAGTCGCGTGTCCTGATTTCATCGGGACCAGCGGGAAGACCGACGACGAAGACATCACCCTTGAAGATTGGATTGAACCAATCCATGACTGGGGCTGGTTCTATGTCCCCGACATCGACGAAGTCGTCGAAATCGAAGTCCAGGTCGGGTCAGACGAAGACGAAGTTCCGTTCCAGTCAGCGATTTATAATCCCGCCATCCGATGGCGGTCGAAGCGTTACTGGGGCGGCGAAGACACGAAAGACCCCAGGCCCATCCCGGAAGACTTCAAGGCGAATTATGGGAAGCGACGGGGCTTCGCGACGCCCTGGGGTCACACATTCATCTTCGACGACACAGAAGGGAAGGAACTGGTTCGGCTGGCCCTTCATCGGAAGGAAGGCGAAGACGACAAGTTCGCATTCCTGGCGATGAACGAAGAAGGTTCCATCGTCATGTCGAATCAAAACGGGACCATCGTTCATTTCGACGCGAAGAACAAGGCGTTCAGCATCATCGACGAACACGGGAACACATACGCCAGCGACGAATCAGCCCTGAAGATAATTGACAAGACAGGGAACTTCGTCGAAGTGAAGGACGGTCTGGTCACGATTTCAAGTCAAGGCGGCGTTGCGGTCGCGGCGGCGAACGTCGTCGACGTGGCATGTGACGAAGCGAACATCAAGGCGGCGTCGAAGGTGACCCTGGGCGACGCGGCGGCGGAAGCTGTCGTCAAAGGGGACACATGGAAGACGCTATTCGATGGACACAAACACCCGACGGGGGTCGGACCCAGCGGTCCGCCCATTCCAGGGGACCCGATTCCATCGGCTGATTGTCTATCGACTAAGGTGACAACGGAATGACAAGGTGTGTTTTTCCAGATTTGCCGGTTCCAGCCATCCCGGTCGCTTTGCCTGGGGTCCCAGAAGCCCCAGGATTGCCCCAGTTGCCTTCGTTGCCTGTCTTGATGCCTGGGGTCCCCCTTCCGCCTTTGCCGGTCCCAGCGTTGCCCGTATCGCTTCCAGGGGTTCCCCCGATTCCGGAGGTCCCAGCGGTCCCAGCGTTGCCTGTTTTGATGCCTGGGGTCCCCCTTCCCCCGCTTCCGGTTCCAGCCATCCCGGTCGCGTTGCCAGGGGTTCCCCCGATTCCGGAGGTTCCAGCGGTCCCGGTATTGCCGGGCTGTCCGCTTGATTGATTATAAAAGGACGTAAAATGTCGCTTGATGTGGGAAAACTTGAAGACGAATTCCGGAAGATGTTCGACGCCGAACACGCGGATTTCGTCGGCTGGCCCCCGACAAAACCGGACGCGGCGGCGAACTGGTCGGACGCTTATGACCTGTTCGCGTCCGACGCCGAAGACGTGTCGACGGACCCAGTCACAGTCAAGAACCCATCCCTGTTCGAATCGACCCTGGCGGCGGCGTTGCCCGGCCCAGACGGGACAGCGGTCGACGCCGCCCAGGCATTCGACGACGCCTTCGTTCAATATTGGACGGGCGGCGTGTTCGCGGTCGGGACACCGCCCCCCAGCGGCGTCGGCGGGACTGGGGTTTTTTCTGTCGAACTGACCAGCGTCGTCACGGTTGTCGCCCCGAACGTATTGAAGGGGCTTCTGGTCCCCATTTTCGAATCGCTTTCAA